CTGGTTATACGCCAGGCCGGTGTTGAGCGCCAGGTTGCCGGCATAGGCATAGCCCATGCTGGTCTTGCTGAGGTCGCCCGTGGCGTCCTCGCCGGCGCGCGAAACCCCGGCCATGAAGCCCAGGGTCAGAACTGCCGCTAACAAAATGAATTTCTTCATGAGGGGTCTCCTGTTACCGAATCGTCGATGTAGGAGTCGTCTATCTCCGTGCCGAGGTTCTCGGGGGCGGCCATCGTCAGCGCCCGCTTAACCGAGGACGTGCTTATCTGCACGCCGCCGGAGGACTTCGCTACGTTGGGGATGACAAGGGTGCCCGCGACGAGCTTGTTGATAAGCTCGTCGAAGGCGTCCTTGTAGGGCTTCCAGCCGTCCGCACCTCCCTGGGAAGGGGCCGAGTTCTTGTAAATGTCGCGGATAACAGCGTACCTGGTGTACAGGATAGAGAGCTGCTTCACTAACGCCGGCGTAGCTGTGAACGGTACCGTGTACCCGACCGCGGCTAAAGCCGCGTCAATCACTGCATCAGCTTCCGCGATGCGTGTGTTTATGTCGGCAGGGTCCGTCCAGCTCGCCTGAGTTATGACTTTTACAAGCGCCTGGTCCTTTGCCTCAGTGGAGGTGCAGTAGGCCATGGTTTAGTTCGCCCTCTTCTGCCAGACGGAGCAGGTCACCCTGCCGTCGGCGTCTTCCACTTTGGCCTTCACGATGAAGTTGCCGGACACCACCCACTGCTCCTTGAGGAGCTCAGCGAAGTTGAGGGTGAACGACGTGCCAGTGGCGACGGAGATGCTGAACTTCAGCGTCGTGCCGTCGTAGAAGTGGAACGTATTGGCGGCCGCGTAGGTGTTAACCACGCAGGCCTCCACGATCGTCCCGTTGCTCTGCGAAGCCTTCAGGGTTGCGCCAGAGAGGCTCGTGGTCGAGGTGACGAGCTCGGCTTTCGCCGAGCCCGCCCCGACCATCATGAAGGCGGCCACGAGGGCCGCGCCGAGGAGTATTTTCTTCATCTGGTCAGTCTCCTTTAGGCGACCACAGCGCTCAGCAGGGCACCGGCCCCGGAGGCTATGATCTTTTCGTCGGTCTTGTCGGCCACCTTGAGGATGTCCGACTTGATGGCCTGCTCGCGCCATTTCTCGACCTGGCGGTAGCCCTGGCGGCGGAACACCTGGCCGAAGGTGATGGTCTTCAGGCCCGGGTTGCCCTTGTACGCCAGCACCACGTTCTTGCCCCAGACGTAGGAGCTGACCTCGGTGGCCGCGCCCTCGACCGAGGTGATCTGGCGGGCGCCGCCGACGAGCACTTCCTGCACGTCGAACAGCATGGCCAGCAGGGCCGGGGTCACGATGCGGGTGTTGGAGTCGGACAGCCTCGCCAGGATGGCGGGGTGGTTGCGCAGCACGTCGTACACCTGCTTGCCCAGGAGGATGACGTTGGCCGGCTTCATGATCTTGCCGTGGATCAGCGAGTTCATGGCGCGGACGTCCTCGATGGGGTCGGAGGCGGAGAAGTCGTCCCACTTCTTGGCGGCCGCGTTGGCGTGGCCGCTGGCGAACGAGCCCGAGGTGGTGGCCAGCGTGGCGATGCGGACCTCGTGGTCCAGCATCAGCGTGTCGCTGAGCATCTCGGCCGCGTCCGACTCGGGCTTCAGCGGGGCGTCGGCCTCGTTGCGGACCTCGTCCGGGATCGGGTGCTCGAGGGCGTACTCCTCGCACTTGAAGGAGTCCGAGCTCACGGACCAGTCCATGCTGGCCGCCCGGGTGCCGGGGGCCCGCTTGGTGCGGTACGTGCGCATGTTTTCCTTGCCGTAGATGAAGTACTTGTTGGAGTCCTTGTCTACGACCAGGGGCGGGAAGAGCCTCTCGCCGACCAGTTCCGCGTTCTGGTACTTGATGGAGAGGTTGGAAAGCGCGACGTCTATGTGGACGTCGCTCGGTAAAGGTTTACCCATGTTAGTCTATCCTCCTTGTAGTTAAGCGACGTAGTCGTCGAGCAGAATCATCTCGAAGATCTCGCCGTCGGCGGACGCGCCGGTGACGGCGACCCCGCATATGTGCTGCGCAGCGCCGGTGGCCGTGATGGCCTTGCCGTTGGCGTCGCTCTGGATCAGGTCACCGGCGGCGATTTCCTCGCCCGCCACGACCTTGCTGGAGACGCCCCTCGCGGTGCGGACCTGGGCGGCATAGCCCGAGGTAGGAGCGTTCTGGAGAACGCCCAGCACCTTCGCGTTGGCACCGGCGAGAACGACGTCGCCCTCATCGGTGTCCATCTTCACGAGGTAGTACTGCTTGGCGGAGAGGTCCGCCCCGGCCTGCATCGCCATGTCGGCGATGTTGAGTGCGTTAGAGCCTGCGGTCTTGGACATTGTTTAGTCCTCCTTCTTTTCGGTCTGGGAAAGCTTCAGAAGCGCTTCGCGGTAGGAGCACTTGTGCTCCTCGGCGTACTTCTCTGCTTTCACGGCCAGGTCGGCGTTGCGCACGTCGTCCTTGCCTTTGCCCGAGTTCTTGAACGTCTCCTCGAGCTTGACGGTCGCGTCGGTGGACGCTTCGCCTTTTTCTTTGCCCTCAGGGGTTTCCCCGGTGGGCACGGCCTTGGCCTTGAGTATCTCCTCGGTGAGGGAGAGGAAGGCTTCGAGGGGCTGCACCTCTTTGTCGTCGAACTTCACGACGGCGCTCTGCGCGAGCGCCAGGGTCTTGAACTTCGGCTGCAGAGCCGGGATCAGGACCGCTTTGTGGGTGTCGCAGAAGGCCGCGATGCGGTCTTCCTTGCCCTTGAGCTCCAGGGCCTCGAGTTTCTTCTTCTGCTCCTCGCCGAATTTCAAGGCTTCGGCGGCTTTCTGGTCGCTGGCGGCCTTGTCGGCCTTGAGCGCCTCTATTTCCTGTTCGGTCATTGTGACCTCCTTGTGGTTTTTCCCCGAAGCCTTGTCGGCGCCGGCGTCGCCGGCCTTACCGTGTTCTTCGGAAAGCTTGAATGCCGCGGCCGCTTCGGCCTCGGTGAGCAGCTGGCACTTCTCGTGCGGCACGAACTGCTCGTACTTGTTGTTGTCGCGCAGGCTGTGGGTGGAGTAGGTGCCGTCCGGGTGCACCGCGTGGACCACGTGCACGTCCTCGCCGCCGTTGACCTTCACCAGGGCGCCGTAGGGGTGGCGGTTGGCCGGCACCATCAGCTTGCCCGCGGGAGCGTCCTCGAGGCGCACAATAGCGACCTCGTCCTCGGAGTCGTCCAGCATGGCGGCCAGGGGCGTCATGCCCTTGACCTTGGGGACGTCGGCGCCCAGCCAGGCCACGGCGCGCAGCACCGGGCCCTTCACGCCGAACTCGCGCTTGGCGTGCTCGTCCAGGTAGATCTCGGAGGACACGCTGTTGTAGAGCTTCGCCTTGATCGCCTTAGCGACCAGGGCCGGCACGTCCACGAAGTCGGCGAAGAGGCTCGCACCCTTGCGGAACACGCGGGACACCCAGCCCACGGCCGGCAGGCCGTTGATCTTGGCGAAGGTCTGCGCGTCGTCATGGCCGAGCTTGGAGGGCGCGCGGTGCTTGCCCGCGGCTATCAGGTCGTTGGTATTCTTGACGATGGTGTCCAGGTCAGCCTCGGTGTACTTGCGGCCGTAGTAGGTGCCGGCCTTGAAGATCTCGCGGCCGGAGATCTCTTCCAGGGACTCGTGCTCCTGGCAGGCCAGGAACTGCTTGTGCGCCACGGCCATGCGCTGGTCGATGTTCGGGTACTTAGCCTTCATGTCGTCGTCGTTCATGAAGCGGGCGGTAAAGGCTTTCTCGGTCTCTTTGGTATCGGGCTTGAGCATGGCTCCTCCTGGTTATTTGAAACCCGCGTCCGGCTGTACGCCTGCGGGCGGGGGCGCGGACACGGTGAACTTCTCGTACTTGGTGACGGGTATCTTCATGCAGCGGCAGTTGAAGCCGTTAGGCGGCGTCCACAGCTTCCAGACGGGGTCGGTGGCCAGGTAGATGCGGCCGTCCATGCGCTCATGGTTGGAGCGCACGCGGTCGTCCAGGATGGCCGAGTACTGGAAGGCCACCACGAACTCGCGCATGTCGGGCGTGGTAAAGAAGGCGTCGCGGCTCTGGTTGTACGCCTCGGACACGTTGGTGCGCACGGCCGTCTCCAGGCGGGCCGCCAGCAGGTCCTCGGAGATGTCCGAGGCCACGCCAGGCTTGCCCACGTAGGGCTCCACGGCGCCCTGGATGTTGTGGTAGATGTCGCCGTAGGACTTGCCGGTCTTGATGCCGTTGTAGAGCTCGGCCTTGATGATGTCCAGCACCTTCTTCACGGTGACGTCGGTCATCCAGAAGGACTTGGCTTTGATGAACTTCAGCACTTCCTCGGGGGTCATCCAGTCCAGGTCGGCGTGCTTGGCAACGGCGCGCACCTCGCGCCGGGCGTCGCGGCCGGCGAGGCGGGCCACGGAAAGCAGCTCGTCAGCGAACAGCTTGTTAAGGGCGCCCTTGCCGCGCAGGTCCAGCGCGTTGATGGCGGCCAGCTTGTTCTCCTCGATGATGCGGTCCTTCTGCACCTGCTCCATGCAGGCGTCCACCATGCCCTTCACCGCGGCCTGGGCTTCCGGCAGGATCCTGGCCACGGCCTCGTCCTGCACTTCCACCACGCCAGGGAAGTCCACCTTCTCCTCGAAGGCGGTCAGCTTGCGGCGGTAGCGCTTCTCCGCGAAGGACGCGGCGGTCGCGTCCGGGTACTCCGGCGCCGGCTTGCTGATGGGCTTGGGCGCGTTGACGGACTTGCTCGGGCGCAGCCGGTTGTCGGACTGGCCCTTGAAGCCGAGCATCTTGCGCAGCTGCTCCTCGTCTTCCGGGGTGGCGATGATGGCGCCCTGCTGCACGCACTTGAGGAACATCTCTATCTGCGGGTTGAGGTCCTCGGGGAACAGCGGCTTGAACTTGAAGGTGGGGTACTTGTAGACGCCGGTGTAGTTGTAGTCCACCAGGCGCTTGATAAGGGTGGCCATGGGGCCGGTGGAGAGGTCGCGCCCCAGGTAGTCCAGGTACATGACCAGGATGTCGAACTGCACCTGGCCGAGCGTGCCCACGCCGCCGCCCTCGCCCTTGGAGCTGCCGGTGGTCTTGCCGGCGCCGCTGGTGAGGGTCTGGCCCATGATAACCTTGGCTATCTGCGCGTCGGCCTTCTCGATGATGTTGAGGAACGCCTCCGAGCCCTTGCCGGCCAGCTCCTTGAAGTCCACCTTGGTGCCGTCCGGCACGATGATGGCGTGCTCGATGCGCAGCTTGGTCAGCGCCACCAGGAACTCGTCCTGCTGCGCCTTGGTAAAGTGCTTGGGGTAGGTGCCGGTGGGGATAGGCAGGCCGAACTTCTCCATGTACACGCCCATGGCGCGTATCATGGTCTGCTTCACCCACCACCACTGGTAGAGCGCGCGCAGGCGGGCCGTGCCGAACACGTTCTCGTAGCGCTTCATGAACGAGTACAGCAGGAACTTCTCGATGGGGTACTTGCGGCCGTACTCGGGGTAGGTGATGGCGACCACGCTCTGCGGGTTGCTGAAATCGTCCACGGCCACGTTGAAGTACTTGGGGTTCTTGCTCTTGATGGCCTGCAGGCCCACCTTGCCGGCGTAGGGGCCGTCCTCGTAGAAGCGGTGCACCAGCTCCTGCAGGGACCAGCCTATCTCGAGGCCGCCCATCACGTTGAGCAGCACGTTGTGGAAGCTGCAGCCGTCCTGCATGTTCTCGAGCGCGTAGCCCACAAAGTCCGCCACCTCGATGTCGCGGGGATCCTCGGAGGCCGCCTCTATCTCGTAGCCGGAGGAGAGCCGTATCAGCTTGAGCGCCGTGATGGAGAGGTTGACCTGGTCGTCGGTCATCATCTTCTCGTAGGCGTCGAACTTCTTCTTGGTGATCAGGTCGTCCGGGCTGTACTGCAGGGTCTCCATGCGGGAGTACTGCGAGTCCTGGGAGACCGCAACCTCCTGGGTAGGCAGAACCTCCCGGGTGGAGCCCGGGAGCTTGTCGGCGAAGCGGCGTACCAGGTCGGCTATGTTCATCAGATCAGACCTTCCTCGAAGGAGATGTCCCCGATGGGACTGTCGGGCGCGTACTCGTGGACGGGTTCCGCGTGGTGCCCGGACGAGATGGCCGCGGCTACGGAGTTACTTGTGGCGCAATGGTCGGCGCCCCACACCGCCAGCACTACGGCGTCGGCCTTGTCGGGGGAATAGCCAAGGCGGTTCTTAAGGCCCCACTTGCTGCGGCTGCCGGACGCGGCCGTGCTTGAAGCGTGCTTGGGCTCAACCTCTATGCGACCGTCCGAGGTCAGGCGGTACTTCACAGCGCTCAATTGCGCCTGCAGCTCCATGTCCGCCGGCAAGCTGATAAGCAGGTTCTGCTCCCTGCTCGCGGGGTCGAGGCGGTCGCGCAGGTTCCACCACATCTGGCTGCGCTTGTTGACGAAGACCTCTTTGGCGGGGCGCCAGCGGTCGCCGTGCTGCACCATGCCCTCAGCTTCCTCGCCGCAGTCTACGCCTATGGCCGGCAGTTGCTGCTCAACGAGCCGGTCCACCGGGCCCCCGCCCATGCCGACCACGTCCAGGAACGCCCAGGTGGTGCGCTCGCCTTCGGTGCCGGACGGGTTACGCTCGGCGCGTAGCGCCTGGGCGAATACGCCGGTGGTGTACATGAGGTCGAAGTTGTGCCAAGAGGTGACCGGCTCGACCTCGCGGCCTTTTATGGGCGCGATAGCGCTGGAGTCATCGCCGAAGCGAGCGATGTCGCCGCCGAAGATGCGGAGCCCCTTGTTGTTGGCCTTCCGGTTGAAGGCGGACTCTATCCAGTCCAGGGGGATAAGCGTGTCGGGCGCCGCGGTGGGGTACTCGTTGAGGACCTTCGAACGGTAGAAGTTGGACTTCTCGCCGTACTTCTTGGCCCACGCCTCCACGGCCTTGATGCTGATGGCGCCGGGGATCCACTCTGCCACGCGCTTCGGGTCGCTGTTCGGCAGGTCGTAGAAGGAAATGCTGACGTGCGCCCAGAGGGCGGCGTCCTTGTGCG